GGAATCTCTGAAACTTCAGAGGAGTGGCAATTCCTTCAACCATGCCCCTTGTGGACATACTGAAGGACCGTGTGCTGCGTGAAACCACACTCAGTGTTCTGACATGTCCACAGCCGGGTCATCCTCTGAAGCTCTCTTCGCTCCATCGGCGACCCGCACTGTGGACACGGCCGCACGGCTACTACCTGCAGTCAGGAGGAGTCGTGCAGAGATTGTCGATGAACCCCGTCGAATTCGGAGCAAGACACTCCAGCGTGCCTTCCCACTCGATCATACCCTTGCTGGAAGACCCCAGCTTGGCAAGCTCTACCATGAGCACTGGGCGCAACACGGCAATGCGCAGCATGTTCATTTCTGCCACATACACCGTGTCATCCGGCTGGTAGCGATGCAGCTTGACGACAATCGTTCCGAAGTCGCTCTGGAAGTAGTCCACCGTCTGGACCACCGACTTCTCGTTGACAGGAATCGTGTAGCGAACCTGGGAGTTCGGATTGAGCACGAAGCCAGAGAACGCACGCTTCTGCGCCGCCGGAACCAGCGCAGTGTTGAACATGGCGCCCTTGCGCCACATCTCCTGCAAGTGGTTGTTCAGGATGCACTCGTCCAGGCAGTTGGACGGTGAGGTTCCCGTGGCAACCGTGCGCGTTCCCTGCTCGTCCGTCGTGAGCCCCAACGTGGTCCCGCAAGTCGGCGACCCTGGCGTCGCGAACTGCAGGATCCCGTCCATGCGGCGTGGCGTCACCACAGCGCTGTTGCCCTGGACGAACTGCTCCTGCCGGGTGGAATGCACGAGAGCGAACTCGATGAATCGAGCAAGCTCCTTCGTCGCCTTCGCGCCCTGGTAGGCGTATTCGTCCCGGATGCCGGCAGTGTTGATGTCACGCTGGGTATCCGAAACGTCGAACGTCCTGCGAAGGATGTGCGTGAAGTTGCACAGACGCTTGCGCGGCGTCAGTGTGGCGAAGTTGGCGTCCGATCCTTCGGCAAACGCCTGGACATCTGCGACTCCAAGATTCGGATTACCGAATGCGGCAAGGATGTCCGTCAGCCACTCGTGAATGATGTTGCTCGCAACGGTCTTCTGCAGCCCAGACAGAAGAATCGTGTCCATTGGGCTGATGTTGGTGATGATGTCGAGAAGATCTTCGCGGTTTCCACCACGAACATCGAACGAGTTGAGAACTCCGGTCGAACCGACAAAAGGCACGGGGAAAACTCCTCCGCGCACTTCGAACGAGGATTATCTCCTCGGATTACCGAAGCCGCGTTGGTCCCACCGCCGGCTGTAGCGGTCCCGAATGCTCTCCGCTGCTGTTCCAAGAACAGAATGCTGCTCCGCGCCGGGTGCGGACGCTACATCACGAAGGCGTTGAGCGCCCTGCTGGAGATGTTGCTCCTCTTTTTCCTCGGACGAAGACGCATCCATTCTCTGACCAACTGGAGATCCAGGCACTACAACCGGAGGGGGAACCCTGCGCGCGGTTCGACCGTTCACGGCCAACTCATGATCTTCAGCGACGGCTCGAAAAGCGTGCTCGACAGAGCAAGCGGGGTTCTGCTCCCTGAACGTTTGGATCAAGGGCATGTGAACGTCGAAATCGAATGCTGGATATTTTCCAGCAACTCTCTCGACTTCCCGTTGTAGCCGATCTTCCTGCACTGTGCGAAAGATTGGGCCAAACCTCTCAACCAAGCGCTGCTCTGCAGCCTGAATACCTCGTTCCACTTCTGAACGAGCCATCACGGCCGCACGCTCCTCCGGAGGGAGAGTTTCGAACTGTTGTTCGAGAAGTCTTTGCCTTTCGGCTTTCAACTGCTCGGCTTCTTGTCTTGCCTTCGCAAGATCCAAGTCGCGTTCTTCTCTCTCTTTACGAAGTTGCTCAAGCTCACGCTTGTAAGCGGTCTTTTCTCTCGATACCTCTGCAAACCTGTTGTAGATCGGATGATCCTTGAACGGAACTGATCCATCTTCGCCTTGCTGAACTTCTCCTTCTTTATCTGGCTGGTTGGAGGGCGCGACGCCTCCGTTGTCGCTTGATGGCTCCTCGGTTTCGACGGTGTTTCGTCCCATCGAAGGCCGTGGTTGGGCCATTTGTGCCTGCCGATCTTTCTGGAGTTGTTCTGCGTAGCTTCCGGGCACTGGTGCCCGTTGGGGTGGACCGTCAGGAACGAGGGTGGAAGGAAGACCCATCTGGGTCTTCATTGCCCTCATTGCCTCATCTGCTCGCGCGTTGAAATTGCTATCTGACACGGTGAGCTACTCCGTAACGTCTTCGCTCTGAAGTTTGCACGAATGTCGCTTCGTGCAGCGAAATGGACCTGGATTCGTTTGTTTACGGCACTCACCCAGGAAGAGCCGTCGTGAGTTCTACGGATACGTCCCGCGCTCAGGATCCCCGCGGTTGACGCTGCCACCCCACCCGTTCATCGGGTCCTTGTAGTGGTAGTTGCCACCCTCGGTGGAGTGGTAGGGGCTGCGGGTCTTGGACGCCACGAACTCGGCAGTGTCCGCGTCACCTGCCTTGCGGTTCAGAGGGCGCGCGTTCGCAGAAGTCGCCGTGGCTCCTGCGCCAGAAGGAACGTTGTTCGAATGCTCCATGGGTCACCTGATTCCACCGATCGGATCTTTGTTCACGTCGCCACCAGAAAGTCTCTGAAGTTCGGATTGGATTCGAGAAACTTGCTCTTCGACTGACATCATCAAGTCCGCGATCGAAACCAATCCGTTGCAGTAGCCAGCTACATAGTCCCTGTTCTTCTCGTCTGCGTCAAGCGCCTTCTCAATCCAGTGCTCCCGCTCTGCCACGACATGCTTGACAAACTCATCCCACCCGGCCGACGCCTTGAGCGTCACCACCGCCTTGCCGATTCGCAACCTTCGCTCCAGAGAAGCGATGCGATCTTCCAGTTGGCTCACTGGGCACCCTCATTCGGAGCCTGCTGGGTAGCCTCTGACTGAACCTCGTCGCCCTTGGCGGGGCCGCGGAACTTCGGCGAGCCGGGAGCTTGCCCTGGTTCGGCAAAGCCCCTGCCGCCTGCCTCGCCCCCCTGGGTGGGACCGGCAAGAGCCTGCTGCTGCATAGCGACCATCATCGCAGCCTCTTGCTGCTCCTGAAGCTTCGCCATCTCGCGCATGGTGTCCTGGACGTGCGCGACGACCTTCGCGTAGATGTCCGGAGCCCGCTCCAGGAGCCACTTCGCCTTTTCCCCACGAAGCCACATGGAGTGTGACTGGATGTGGCGAACAAGATTCTCTCCCTTTCGAACAGGAGGAACCTCTCCGTGCATCCAGAGTTCTTCCTCTTCCAGTGCCGAAGGAAGGCCCATCCTTTCCGTATCCATGTTGATGATGTCGGATGCGTCCTTGAATCCGAATCCATCTCGTAACACACGGAATAGAAGTTCGTCGATCCTGATGAGTCCAGGCTGAAGCTGGTTGATGACTGGAGCGCGATCGAGAAGGTTGACAAGCTGCTGAGTCATCACTCGATGTTGATTCAGGCGGAATCCAGCCAGTGCCATAACCCTAAACTTCCCGGTAATGGATTCTGGGCGAACAACCATCTCTGTTGGCCACTTCAGTCCAGTGCTTCCGATTTCTCGTATCACCATAGGAACCGAAGTGAATTGCTGATTGTTCCAAATCCACATATCGAGAAGTGGAACAATTCCATCAATCTCGATATTGGTGATCGTTCCCCTGATTCTCACCGATCCCTCATCAAGCTTCCTAGATACCGCAGTCGCCGTTTCGCTGCCTGACGCGGCGTCCGATCCACCTTGCATCGTCGTGGACGCGCCTGTCGTTTCGCGGATGTCCTGCTTGATGCGCTCCGCTCCCTTGATCGCTGCGTCGCTAACGTCAGGAATGATGAGCGGCTTGATGTCGTCCGTCGATCCAGCACGAAGAACGAGCCCTGGTTGAATGACAAGCTGCTCGTCAGGAACGTTAGCACCATCCCCAACGATAAGCGCAGGATTTGAAGAAAGATTCTGCGCTGCAAGCTCAAGTTGGCGCTTCTCGTCCAGCTCAAGTGAAAGCTTTGCGATTGGTTCGATGACTCCGATTCCGAAGAGTTCATTATCCAACCTTGTATATCTCGGGAGGACGTATGGCTTTCTTCCATGCCAATACGGATTCTTGCTCACCCTGACAATGACGCATCTTCCACGTGGCTGGATTGCGACTATCTGACACGGAACGGGATCATTCGTTCCGTCAATATCAAACAATCCCCATCGTTCGAACACTTCGTAGTGTCCAACATAATTCGACTGAAGCTCTGCGCTTGGAGTCCAGACTCCGATCGAATACGAGCGACGCTGCTTGAATTCATCATCGAAGTTTGCACTGTCTTGCCCAGAAAGATCCGCAAGCTCGTCCGCGTTGTCCCACATCCCAGACTTTATCTGAGACTTCATCTTGTCCACAGTATACAGAGTTCTGTGCCCGCACCATTCTGCAACCTGGACATCACTCGCAAGAGGAGGACCGTAAAAGTCGTAGATGTCAAGTGGGCTAAATTCGTTCGTGTCGGCAACGAACTCTTCCTGAGACACTTCCTCAAGCTGAATCATTGAGCTTCCAGGAAGTCTCGGATTCGGCATTCTCCTTGGACGCCTATAGTTCACTTCACGGAACTCTTGCTTCCAGTGAACGTAGAGTGGCTTGCTTCCGTAGATGCAGATATCTCTGATGATTGGCTCAAACCTACGAACGAAGTCTACTTCCCTCGCTTGATGGGAAACGTAGGCTTCCATCATCTGGGCAGCCATATCATCGCTCATCTTCTCACCAATAAACTTGAACCATGGCTCGTTCTCAAACAACGCTGCCATGATTCTCGGAACTATCGTCTCCACCGCCTTGTATGGCTCTGGAGCATGAAAGTTCGATTGGCGATAGAAGAATCTGCTAAGCGATTCTCCTCGATACAACCTGTAGAGAATCAGCCACTTGTTTCGCAGGTATTCGAGAGTTGTTTTCGTTGCTCCGAGTTCGTTCCTGATTACCTGCTTCGCCCTTGCTGATACTTCTGGATTCTTCGCTTCATTTTTGAATCCAAGTCGGTCTGAGATCCACTGGCCATGTTGTTCTGGATCTCCAAGAGACTCCGGACCTTCATCGAACGAATGCGTTCCTGCAGATTTCGGGGCTTTTCTCTTCGAAACGTGACCAAGAGCAAGCTTAATGTTCGGAAGAGACGATCCTCCTTTTCCGTCTGCTCTTTCGATGATCGGATTAAATCCCCGATCGATTGTCATTTCTTCCCCTTCATCATCCTGCTTCTTGTCTTGCGAGGAGTGTGCTCAATCATCTTCTTCGCCCACTTCTTCCCCTTGGAAGCTTCTGCGTAGGCTTTCTTGAGTTGCCGCTTTGATTTAGCCGGCATGTTCTTTCCTCTCAGCTTCCGCAGTGTTGCTGTGGACTCGAATCCCCATCGTCCCCTGATGCTCCATCTTCTCGTAGGCTGGAGTTTCCGTCGCCTCGTGCTCCGCGCTCTCCTCCCCGCCCTTGTAGTCAGAAAGCCTGTGCATGTGGCACGGAGAAGTGTCGAAGCCATGCGCGATGTGATCGCTACCCTTCCCTGGCCAGTGAACCTCGATCTCAGGAACGCGCCGCTTCTTGCTGTCTTCGTGCCTGCCCATGGGTCACCAAGGAACCTTCGGTGTTTGATGCGCCTCGCTCACGGCCCTGGAAGGTGAGGCGCCAAGTTGAGAAAACGCCGCCGCAAGCGAGGTTCGCGGGAGAAGATCGTAGAGAGGACCATCCCATCCGTCCACTACCTTCGCCCACCCTGGTTTCCTGGCTTCCAGCGCCCGCACAAAACCCAAGGCGCGGTCCACTTCATAGATTCCGGAATGGCGTGTGGGTTTCTGGCCTTCCGGCATGAAGAAGTAGCCGCTGCCAGATCGAAGGGTAAATCCCATGAGGATAGCGCTCGACGCGCCCATAATCTCTGCCCACTGCAAGGCATAGCAAACAGAATTTCCGCCGAAGTAGAACGGCTGGGTGGGATCTGAGACAAAGAACGGCTCCGACATCGGGCGGTGGAAGAAGCCCGTCTTCGGATCGCGATACCCTCCCTCCTGCATTTTGATCCGGAAGTAGCACTGATGCGGCTTCTGTTTCCCCAACTCTCTTGCGACCTGAGGAGACTTCGCAGAGTAGATCGATCCCTTCCCAAAGATTGAAGTTGTGCAAATTACAATCGACGAACTTGTTGTGATCCGTTCGGCTTGGTGGTTCCAGACGTTGGCGTCAACAATCTGGAGGTAGGTTGGGTCGCAGAGTTCGAGTGTCCAGTTGGTTCCGATGACGACGTTTCCGGTGAGCTTTGAAAGCTCTGGGTGTGAGTCCAGTCCCCTTGCAGCCCCAAGGATGATGATAGGCTTTCCGGAATGGATTCCCACAAGCCAACTCGGAGAAGGATCTCCGCGCATCGGTGCTTGTATGTGTGACGGGACAATATCAGGTCGCAGCATTGCTTTGCCCTTTCTTCTCTTTCTTCAGGATGGTCCAGGAAGTAGAAGAACTTCTCTACGAACTCTTCTGGATTCGATGCAACGACTGAATCAGGAAAAAGTCTTGCAAGTTCAGACCTGTTCGAATCGCTGATCTGAAAAACGCCAAGGGCGCCAGTCTCGAAGAATCGCGGATTGATGTGGCTCGCTGGAAGATCAAGGTCATTCCAGAATCCAGTTCCCCATTCCTTCGGTTCTTTTGAACAGAACTTGAATCCTTCCGGAAGAACAGTCCTTGCGTTTCTTCCACTCATCACACGTCTTTTGTAGCAATCCTCGGTGATGCTAGGGGACCTGTGAACGTTGAGCCCAATCTTCGCTGAAGACAGGAGGGCTGGATACTTGTCAAGACCTATCCATCCTGGATGCTGCTTGTTGACAGTGTTCCAGTAGTAGATTCCAAGAGACGCCTTGCCATTCGTCGCTGATTCAAGATGCCTGAAGAACCAAGGACGAGGAACTAGGGAAGCATTTCCTAGGAATACGCCATCCGGTCCGTATCCTCTCTGATGCTTTCCAGGAGAAAATCTGTCTGTGTTTACCCCAGGAAGTAGGTAAAAAACGCTATCGTTTCCCCTCATACCCTTGTGCAACGGAATCGTGCAATGATCCATCGTGAAGACGTGAGTGTATCTTGGAGCATACAGCATCGTCTCTCCAGTTTCATACGGCTCATCGCACAGATAGCAAGCGATCGGAACTCCTGCCTCTTGGATGTATTGGCTAATGTGGATTCCATATCTCCCATGGTGAACCCACACCAAGTCAGGTTTCCATTCTAGGATCTGCCTAGCGAATCCACGAGGAAGATCTCCCCAATTCCTAGCTGAGTAGATTGTGTTTCTTGAAAGTGGAATATTGTGAAGTGGAGTAATGTCCCATTCCCTCACTTCGCATCCAATCTTCTCGAATCCCCACTTCCAGCCATCAAGATAGTCGTCGCTGTAGACGAGCCCTCCTTGTTGCGCAAGCGCAATTCTTGGTGGCCTTCCGCTAACGACTCTGCTCATAAGCAACCTTCGAACTTGAATGGCGGTTCTACCTTATCGTAAGAGTATCCGTGAATGAAGTCCTTTCCATTGAATGGATGAGAGTATTCCTCCTCGACAAGTCTCACCCAATCCCTTTGATGTCTGTGGCTCCAGCATCGCGCCTTGGTTAGAAGTCGCTCCTTGGGTCCAATCCAAGAGAAGTGATGGATCAGTGGAAGGCTGTAGTCACTGCTAAATGCTCCCCCAGAAAACAACATGATCCTTCCAAGAACTTCTCGCTCCAATCCTGGCGTCCTTAGCAATCCAGGGGTGAACGAAGTTGAACGAGCGATGATCGTATTCGCTTCTATCGCCCTTGCCCTATTGGTTGAATCCCTGAAATACCAATATTGAGTAAGGCCGCCGCCATTGAACTTTCCAGGTCCACCACAATGCCACCATTGCCCAAAACTTTCTGTGTCGATAATCTCATCAAGGTCTAGAAACAATACGAATCTATCATCGCTTTTTTTGCAAAGAGCCAATTCTGCACCAAGTGCCCTCTGCTCATTTCCAGGAATCACTCCAACTGGAACTGCATTATAGTGAGCGGTTGCCCAACAAACTTTTGGATTAGAAAAGTCTTTGGCGAATTTAGACAGGTCCTCTTCTTCCCCGTTCCACTTTCTATCCATGGCAACGACGAATATCTCATCGCAGAACTTAGCGGCCTGCTCAACGCACACATTCAGAAACATGTGATCGTGTGAAGAATAGTTGATGACTGCAGAAAGTTTCATTTCAACTTCCTAACTCCAATCTGCCAGCCACGAAGAAGCTCTTCGTATCTTCCACCGTAGCAAGTGAGGAAGGCATCAATCGCCATCTTCGGCCCAGGTCCCCAGCCGTAGTCATCCCAAAGAAGAATCCCTCCAGTCTTCAGTAGGTGCCAAGCAAGAACCGAGTCTTCCAAGACGTTATGGCATTCGTGAGATCCATCGACATAGATGAAGTCAAACTGGAACTGAACGTCAATCCTTCTTAGCTCAATCCTGGACTCTCCATGCCTTACGAATACTCTTCCTCTAAACTCATCTACATTGTGAAGGAACCTTGATTTTTGTCCCCCAACCTGAGGAATCTCTGGAGATCCAAAAAACGTGTCAACTACAGTGACAATGCACTTTGGATTCTGCTCAAGTAGCCATCTCGTGGTCTGTCCTTCCCAGCATCCTATTTCGAGATAGTCAACTTCCTTCCAACTATGCTCCGCAAGTAGCTTTGCCATGCTTGGCCACTGCTGCTCCGAGTAGTTCGTGTTCGGTGTGTAAACAGGAACTGTCATTGGCTCCACCGAAGTTTGTTGTAGTAGACGTTGAAGTCATCAAGCATTATTTCACTGCCATGCTTCATAAATATATCATTTATCCAGTGGCCATCTGCAGTTTCTTTACCAAGAACGAACCTGTCATTGCCTATGATACTTCTATGGAACACTGCTTGGCAAATGTCAACTTGCCCTGGAATGACAGAGGCAACCATGAACCTGTTTTCCCACTGCTGCCCGAAAATCACTCCCTTGAATCCATCAATCATTCTATGAAGAAGTTTGTCCCAAAACCCTTCACGAATCAGGTTGTCATCGTCCAACCAAGCAACGAGTCCATCCGTAATCCATTCAAGAGCCATGTTTCTTGCTGGATAACCCCACCCTCCATCATGTTCGTAGACCCTGCTGTCTACTTTCACGACACTTGAAGATGGGGAATTTGACGGGCTCGAATGTTTGATGTTGTGCCAAATCTGCCACGTAACTTCGAACAACGTCGTCTCAATTCCAGGAAGCATAAGCTTCAAGTTCTCTGGCCTGGAACATGGGGTGACAACGGTGACTAGCACTTGTCCACCAAGACTGCTGGAGGAGTCGATCGAGCCAGGGCTACATGCTCAAGCCTCGTGGGCATGGCTGCAAGATTGCGCCCCCAGGAAGCTCCACCGGCTGGGTGGGAGTCACCGCCGTGACGGTGGCGCAAGTTGGTGGCGATGAAGGTCCGGAAGCCGTGCTTCCGCCAACGCTCGCTCCACTCGTCATCGCTGCGAATGTGGATGTTGTCCTGGTTCGATTCATCGAGCAGTCCAACCAATGGAAAATTGCTACTGTTGAAAAACCAGAAATGCCCCTGAACCTTCTGCCACGTCTCCTGGAAAAGTTCCTGACCTATCGTGTTGTCAGGACAGCCAATCAGCCCACACTTGTGATTGCTGTTGTGGATGTGAATTAGCTTCTCAAGCCACTCGTTGTCCAGTATTTGGACATCGCTGTTGACTACGAGAACCCATTCGCTCTGGATATACTTTAAGCATCTGTTCACAGACGTTGTGAACCAACACTGATGCTCTGATCTGGCGAGAAGAATTGGAGCGCTACAGTGTTCCGCAAATGTTCTTACCAGTGTGGCATTCTCATCATCGCTTGCATCATCATGGATAACTAAACGAATCTTCTCCTTTGTATTGATGTGAAGAGAATTGATGCACTTGAGAACATAGTCAAATGCATTGTGCATTGGAATGCACACGTCTACCAATGCATTAGCCACGAAGTCTTCCTCTCCAATGCGCCCAGATGTCCGTGACTCGGCAGTGCGCAGGATTCACCTTCGCGATCCTGTAATGAGGGAATCCAGAATAACTCACCCAGCTTTCTGCGATTCCTTCGCAGTAGATACAGAAAACAGGAACTCTAAGTCCTGCAGCAATGTGCGTGATTCCGTTGTCTACCCCTGCGTAGATCCCTCCATTCTGGCACGCATCATAAATGAATCGAACTGCCTGCTCTAGCGGAAGCCTATGCACCTGAATCGGAATTGGAGGGTGCGGATCATCTGGGCCGAGAAGAATAACTGCGCGATTCACCCTTCCTTCTTTGCGGAACATCTCATACAGGCGAAACCACGTCGTCCATGGAGCGACCTTGTTCCCTGAAAAGCCATCGCCCTTCTTGTCATTGCTAGCAGAGTTCGGAGAAATGACCATGGTGTCAGGTTCCGGAACCAGCCATCCAATTCCACTATCCGGAACCTTGACTTTAGGAAGAATGTCGTGTGGAGCAATCGATACTCCAACCATGTCAGCATACGCCTGAGATATGTGACAATTCTTCTTGTGTCCAATCTCGAATGCTTCGTTGCACGACATGACGTAATGCGTCACGTTCGGACCAAAATGCGTTCCCTTGCGAAGGCTTTCCCAATCTGGAGTTGCGACAACTTCATCGCATCCGTCGCGAAGAGTTAGCATGTAGCTCATCATCGGCGACTCTTGAATCGCCCACGTGATGTGCTTTCCAGGATTCCTCCTCTTGAACTCACGGATGGCTGGAGACTGCGTGATTGTATCTCCAATAAGATTCACGCTACAGAACGCAACTCGATTCATATTGGAAGATCCTCAACATCCATTCCAAGGTTCTCTGCATGGAGCTTCACTGCCGCACGCTTCTCCTTTTCTCCAACTTCTCTGATGTAGTCTCGCTGGCAAGCCGACGAACAAAACAGAATGAAGGATCCATCAACTCGACGCGGTAGAGCCTTTGCCTGCCCACGAGTGATCCTTGTGGCCTTGTGGCATCGCAAACATGGAACGCTGGCAACATTCATGTCAGTAGGGCAGACGCGGCTTGCGCGGCTGGGTGGAAATTTGCGGAACGGGGCCGGGCGCTGGATTGCTCGGCCGGGGCATCTCGCGCGCTGCCTCGCTGCTGCGTTGCGGCCGGATCCTGGTGGCGTCGTGGCCCTGGGTGGCTTCGATCTCATCCGCGGTCCTGGCGGGAAAGTTGTAGTTGAGCGGCCCGGCGACCCTGGTTCCGGTGGCTGCTTCAATGTGCGCGGTGAGAAGCTTGTCGATTCCGAACATGCACGCGCACCAGCGATTCTCGTCAGGGATGATCTGTCGAATGAGATCCTGGATCTGGACAGTTATCCGCCTCGCTTCCAGATGGATCCCTGATTCGGAGAATTGTTCCCAACGTCTTGCGACCATATGTCATCCTTTTCTCGCGTGTGATGTTTAACCATCTCGCGCCAATCGACTTCGCGAGTGGAATTATACTGTCCGTCAACGACGGAAGGTTTCCATTGCCTAGCACCAATGATACGAGCAGGGTTGAATCCGACAGGCGGCGATGGAACATAGAAGCCACCTTCCTCACGATGCTTGTCGAGATCCGAGAGTGCGTCAGGAATGTCGTCATGTTGTGAGAACGGGAATTCGCAGAACTCGCGAACCATGGTGTCCCAAAGGTCAGGATCGAACAGTCTGATCTTGTCCGACCAATACAACCTTCCACCGTCAGCGAATCGTGGTTGTAGCGCCTGGATTCTCTGAACCTTGGTTTCCTGTGATCTTCCGCCAATCTCGATGATGACTGGCCTGATCCCGAACTGCTCAGCCAGCCTACGAAGAGAAGCCTTCCCCCATTCGGAGTGGCTTGTCTTCTCCATCGTCATTCCTTTAACGAAGTATGGCTGCCATTTTTGGTAAAGGAGGAGAGCTTGCGTGATTGCTTCGTCAGGCAACCAACGTCCAATCCTAACCTCACGAACGAAAGCATCGCGATGAGGATTAAGAGACACGACAAACAAAGCCGTTCTATCGTTTCGCTTGTTCTCTCCAGAAGCAAAATCAGTAAGAATGCAAGTGTAACAATTTCTAGGAATCTCGTGATCGCCGATAACATGGAACTGATCCTGCCTAAAGAGGGCTGTTTCGTCGGACTGGGGGGCGTTTAGGTAGAACGCGCTCCACAACTTTACTCCAAGTAGCGCTTTCTGCGCTTGAACGTATTCCTCAGACAATCTCTGTGGGAAAAGTAGAGTTCCATCCACGTTCTTGTAACTGTGGACGATGCAATGAAACTGCGCGCGGATTGCCTTGTCGGTCAGAATCTTCCCGTGCTGATCGTGGAAGTGGTGCCGTGTGCCTGGCTGCAGCCACATGGCGCCAGGATCCAACTGAGCCAGTGTCTCGCCGACCCAGTTCGCTGTGCTCTGGATTGCTTCCGGAGTCTTGGTGTTTTCCTGCGAAACGAAGTCATCCCCGATCACTAGATCATAGTGCATTCCCGTTCGCACTTGATCCGTCCCGGTCGCGGTTACCGTCGGTTCCTTGAGTTGCGCCGTTCTTTGCGCGCTCGTGAACTCATGATCGCTGAATCCAACTTGCTTGTCATGTCTTCCGAAGACTTCGATGTGCTTCGCGCTTTCAAGAAGTTGGCGAGACAGGCGAGTGAACGTGACAGCCTGCTTGAAAGTTTCCGAGGCAACAAGAATTCGAATGTTCGGATTCCTGACGATGAGCCAGCACGAAAGACCCACGTTAAACACATGGCTTTTGAAAGATCCACGTGGAAGCAGTAGTAGAACCTTCCTTTTGCCACGGAGAAGGTTATTGAGAACTTCCTTAGCAACTCTTCCGTGAAGCTCGTCTGTCGCATCAGGCGCCGCCCCGAAGTCCCGAACGTAGTCAAGGAATCCATCTTCGGTGAGGTAATACTTCCTCTCAAGATCAAGCCGGTGTTGTCTCAGTTGTTCCGGCGTCGCCACTTTCCACCCTGCCCTTCAGCTTCTTTTGTAGCTCGACAATCCGATGCGCTTCCTTCTCTACCTCTTCCTGTGCTCCTTCTGTGAGCGAATGTTCCACCTTGACTGGTGCGCGATACACAACGCCAAGCTGCTGCATTGTGTTGATGTATTTGAACAGGATGTCCGCAGCCACCTTCGGTCCACCCTTCTCCTCCTGAAGTGCTCGATGGTAGAGATCTTCCACGCGCAGGGTGAGCATTCCGACGAAGGATTCAAACCGAACCTGGAGAACGTCTTCCCCGATGAGTTGTGCGTATCGGTTGTAGACTCGGATGACTTCTTCCACGGGAAGCCAGAATCTACTCGCAACGCTGTGCGCCGCTGATCCCTCGTGGATCAAATGCAGAATCACCGCATGTTGCTGCGCGGGAATCAGATTCCGGAAGAATTCTGGCTCGTCGCCCCCTTCCTTGATCTGGGAAAGGATTGCGCGCCCAACCTCTTCGCGAGGCAGGCGCATGATCTCCAGGGGGCTCTTGGTCTTGCCAAGGTAGCCACCGTCCAGGAGCGCGACTGCTAGCTCTTCAAGGCTTTTGGCCCCGATCTGCGTCGCAGCCTTCTGCAGTCGGGACTTGAGCCCTGGGTCCAGAATCAGATTGTTCGCCATGTGGATCGGTTCTCTGGAAGAGCGCGTTTCCCTTCATGTCGTAGCACGTTGTCACCTTTCCAAACATTGGATTTTCCACAACTTGGATGATGACTTGTTCCACGCTGGGTGGGTGGATGATGGCTTGCCGTTGCGTCATGGCTGATCCACGATCTTCTGTCGCTTCATATGATCCTCGTATTGCTTCTCGGCGAAGATTGCAGCCTCGCTGTCTACAGGATCTTTGGTAAGCTCTGCGATCCTACGAAGAGCAATCGAGCTAACTTTCAACTGAATCCCCATGTTTGAATTGACAAGCCCGTGTATTGAATCCACCGTCTTGATTGATCTTACTGTTCCAATCAATTGAATCAATTGCGCGCAGATGAGGACTGCGAAACCGATGACCTGGGTGGCGTTGCTTCCGGAGAAAGCTACAGCAACAACGGTTGCTACGGCTAGAAAGCAGACTGCCAGGATCGAGATGGTTTGCTGGCTCATCCTATTGCTCTCCCAACCGCCCACGCTGTGATGACGGCAACTATCGCCATCAAAATCGACAATCGTTCCATTTCCGTTAGCTTACGGTGATGAAACTTCATGCCGTTTCTCGGCCTTCCTCTTTCTCAACCGAAACGTCCACCTTCAGTGTGCGAGAAGTCTTGGGTTCCGCAAGCATTCGCTTCTTCTCCGTGAGCGAAACCTTGACTTTCTCCTCCGCTTCCACAACGAAAAGCCTTCGGATTTCCGCGATGATGATGGTTTGTCCTGCGAAATCCTTCAACGTTTCTGCACGCAAGTAGCCCTTCGCCTCTTCCACGTTGTGGAACTGCAGCGCCACGCTGTCCCCCGCCTCATCCGTCCGGGCCAGTGGTTCCAGGGAGCCATCGTCCGGCCGTTTCCGGTAGATGAACACATCCCCGTCGGGGAAGAGCTTGTAGCGCCGGCCGCGGGCGCCGGGTGGGAGGACGCTTGATCTTGCTTTCACCCAGGCGACCCTACCAATTTCGCGATCCTTTGCCAATCGAAGACCGCAAAAAACTCAGATTCCGGAATCGTGGGTGGCAAAACCTTCGGCCACAGGGTGGGGTGAGGCTGCTTCGCAAGTTCGAAGTAGCGCAAAAGGATCGCATCTCGCAGCGCGGAACCTTGCGGATAGGCGAACGCGCCAGGATGCCCCAGGATCGATCCGGATGGGGGGGTGCCGTCTCCTGAGCCGTTCGAAGGCGCGATCGTGGCGGGGCGGGCCGGTTCCTGAAGCCCTGGGTCAAGCCTGTCGGGGAGTCCCAACCAGGAATCCCAGGTTGCTGGAATCACCATCCCGGGCATGTCGAACAGATTCACAAGCTCCAGGCGCTTCGTTTTGCCGCGCGCAACCGACTTTCCGCTCAAGCCATCAGGGTTCGCACGCACCAAGCGCCACTGGGTTGGATCGGAAAGGCTCCACACGAAGTGCCAGCGGCGCACAAAGAACGCACCGAACACGTGGCGCAGATTCGTCAGGGCTTTCGCCAGCGGGGAACGGCTCCAGTGCTCCGGGCTGGAATGCCAGCGGCGGATGTCGTGGGAGACGAAGGTATTTTCCATGAAGGAAGTATTCACGTGTTTATGGAAAATGCAATGGGAGATCCCTCTACTGATCACTCTCACCGTATGCGTTTGTGTGCGCGCGATGTGCCCGCGCTGGGTGCGCAAACACGAGCGTATCGTATGGCGTGTGCATGATGATGATGATGATTCTTGTTTGTATGAGAGATAGATAGAGAGAGGATATGGATGAAATTAAGAGAAGAAGGTGGGGGGGGTGCGTCTGGGAATGCTCGCTCCAATGTGAGTGGGCTATGAGGACCCTTCGGGTCCCTCGCGCGACGCCCGCCCGCGTCTCGCGCGCGTGTTCGGCCGCATCTTGTGTCCACCACCCAGCTTGCACGTGGCCAGCGCACCATAATTGAGGTTATCAGAACCAAACAACGCGCGTGCCAGATGCACGAGTTAGAGCGGACGTGAGCAATTGGCACGGAAATGGCAGGGGGGATAGCTCTAAAAAGACCGGGCG